CCATCAATTGCTGTAACTGTTACATCACCACTTGATACAGTAAAGTTATCTGAACTGAATGAAGCAACACCAATGTTTGAGTTTGTTGCTAATTCACCAGCAATTGTTAGTGTAGAACCACTAGCAGTTGTTGAGATACCTTCACCAGCTAAGAACTCTAAAGTTCCACCAAGTGAAACTGAACCAGCAGTTGCTGTTTCGTCTTCGAAACTAATTGAACTGTTAGCTAGTTTTGCGTTAGTTACGTTACTGTCTAAAATTTTAACAGTTGTAACAGCATCAGTAGCTAGTTGACTAGCACCAATACCAGCATCTTTTACATTTAACGCATCCGAAGTAACTTCGATTGTTGAGTCATCAACAGCAACATCTAAAGTATTTCCAGTTTTTGTTAAAGCAGCACCAGCTGTTACTGAACCAGCACCAGAGAACTGTGTAAATACTAATGCAGTTGTATCAATTGTGATTGCACCATCAGTTGATAATACATAACCACTATCAGCGTTTACTGTTCCTTCTTCAACAAATGTAAATGCACCTGAACTAACACCAGCATCTGAGTCAAAATCTTCAGCTCTTGTTGGAGCACCTGAAGCGTTAACTACATAGATACCATTTTCAGAACCAGTTGATTGATCTTTAATTAAGATTCTATCACCTGTTGCAAGTGTAATACCATCAATAGTATCACCATTTGAAAAGTTTGAAGCTAAAGTACCAGCTGAAGTTGTAGCAACTCTAACTGAATCTTTAACATCTAAACCATTTGCAACACTGTCAACGTATGCTTTACTAGCTGCGTCTTGGTCTTGCGTTGGTAATGCAAGGTTAATAATTTTCTTATCGTTTACATCAACTGAACCAGTTCCTTTAGCATTTAATACTAAATCAATGTTTGTATCATCACCAACAGAAGCAATTTCTACACCTGTTCCAGTAGCAGAGTTTGTTACTTTTAATGAGTTTACAGCACTTGTAGTTGTTGAAAAGATAATTTGTTCGTTACCATTAGCATCAGCAATAAAACCAGCATCAGCAATTTTAGCTTCTGTTAAAGTTTTATTTGTTAATGTTTCTGTTCCTGCCAATGTAGCAAAATCATTATCAGATAAAGCTGCATTAAATTCAGCAGTTGTTCCAGATAATGTATTGTCTGTTAAATCAATAGTTTTGTTTGTTAATGTTTCAGTTCCATCTAAAGTTGAGAATGAACCATCAGACAATGCAGTATTGAATTCAGCAGTTGTACCTGTTACAGTGTTAGTTGACAAGTCAATTGATTTGTTTGTGAACGTATCAGTTGTTGCTTTACCAACTAGTGTATCAGTTGAAGTAGGTAACGTTAAAGTTCCAGTATTAGAAATTGTTCCAATAACAGGACTTGTTAATGTTTTGTTTGTTAATGTTTGAGTGTCGTCTAATGTAACAACTGTGTTATCAATTGAGTAAGTTACTGTGTTACCACTTACTGAAGAATTAATACCAGTTCCACCTGCCATAGTCAAGTCTTCAGTATTGAATAGAACTTCAATTGTACTTGAACTATCATCAGCGATAGTCATAGCGCCACCTAAATCTGCTAGATTATCATCTACATATTTTTTGGTAGCAGCGTCCTGATCGTTTGAAGGATTAGTTACGTTTTTGATTACATTACTATTAGCATCAATATCACCATTTGAAGATAATACAATGTCACCAGTTGTTGATGTAATTGTATTTCCGTCTATAGTTAAATTATCTACTAATAACTCGTTTAATTTTTTGTTTGAATCTACTAAAAGTAGTTTACTTGCTTCGACAGTTCCTGCCGTTGATGGAAAAAAGTCAGTATAATAAGTACCACCTATTTCTCCAATATTGGCAGCTGCACCAGCTGTTTCAGTCCCATAACCTACATAGAGTTTATTTGTACTCCATGAATAGGCAAGTTCCCCAGCACCTAGAGCTGTAGGTGAACCTGTAGAGCCTGATCGTTTTATTTTAATTATTGTTGACATGTCTATCTCTCCTAAAAATAATTAATTTTGTTGTTAATAAAAACCTGCGTTGAGGATTAATTCGCCTGTATCAGTTTTTATTTCAGTTCTACTTGTCCATTTTTTAGTATTATTGTTCCATTGTAAAACAGCGCCATCTCTCAATTCAGATAAATCGACATCGCCTAAAGCGGAAACTGAAGTTGATGTGGTACCTATTGAAGGTGTTGTGACTGTTACTAGTCCGGAAGTTACAAATAACTTGTTTACTGACATTAAATCCTCTCTCTTATATAAGATACTTATATTTATAATATTTATATGATTGAGAGGATCTAATTTACTGATTTTTTAAGAAAAAATAGATTATTTTTAAGATGCTACGTTGTCTGCTTTAGGTGTTTCTTCCACGGCAGTTTCAGTAGTAGTTTCTGTTTTGTTAAGAGCTTCTAACTCTTTTTCTATTTTACTGTCAAAGTGTTTAGTTAAAACATCAATTTTTTCGATTTCTAATAGATGTTTATTTCTGTTACCCACTAAATCTTGTCTTACAGTGATGTAAGCAAGGCAGGCTTGTGATAATTCACTTTGTTTGTATTCTTTACCATTGATAAAGATACTTGGTTCTTTTGGTTGTTGAACATTATTTAATTCACTACTCATTATTTACTCCTTATTATATTAATATATGTTGTATTTATAATCAAATACAAACGTTTGGTCTGACCAGTATTATGCCTTCTACAACTCTGGAAACTGTACTATCTGGCGATGTTGCCTCTATATCAAAAACATATCTTGCAGGCGCTTCTAAAGCCGCCGTTTGATCAGCAGTTAATGATATACGAATAATACCACCTGTTGGGTTAACAACTGAGGTAGTCATTTCCACTCTAGTTCTTGTCGAAGCATAACCTTTTGCCATTTTGGCACATGTAGTATAGTTTGTTAAATTTGCTGAATTTCCATCAGCACCTTTAATTGCTATATCTGTTACAAAGGTTGATCCTTGATCTATTACTAGGTTTGCTGTAGCTGCCATACTATTATTTATACTTTATTTTTTACTATTGAGCCTTGATTTCTAACATATTTAATATCTTTTAATAAAATATTAGATATGTAACTACTATAATTTGTGTTATTTTTTTTTGTTTTTTTATGGTCTATAAGACCTCTTGTATTTAATCTATTATAGATTTCTGACCATGTGCTTCTTATAGCATATTTTAAAACAAGTCTAGGATTATCATCGGCAACTACAGAATGTATTTTAGAACCAACATCCACTAAACAATTTTCATATTCATAAGATTTATTATTAATAATAATAATTGGTGATGTTGGCATTAAATTAATATTAATACCAATTATTCGATCCTGATCTATATGGCTGGGCAATGTTGAGTTTGGAAACTGATATGAAAATCTAGGCTTAGTTACTAAATCTTCAATGCCTAAATCTTTAGTTATTGGCATTACTTCATTATCTATATTAAAAACTTTCCACCAATAATCTAAAACAACATCTCCTTCTTTGTGCCATCCACCAGTATCGTATCTATCAAAAAATATTTTTTTGTAGTGTTCTTTATCTACTTGATAATTTAAATGAGCTATCATTGTTGAACAAATCCTTGATGAGGTAAAATATAATCTTTTAATTCTTCTCTTACCTGTTCATAGGTTCTATCAAATATACTTAACTTTAATAAATGTCTTTCTTTTGGCCAAGGATCAACTCTATGTCTATGGGTAACATTTAATAAAGCACAATGATATGTGTAATCTCCCCAATCTTCAAAATGAACAGGCGCATTATCTTTTGTGATTAAAATATTAACACAACATAGAGTATCAATATCTTTGTGTGCTGGCACGTTATGGTTAGCGTGCTGTTTATAAAATCTTGGACTTGCTTTAATCAACTGATTTACTTTACTTACAAATGGAACTTCGTGTTTAGGTAACTTATCTAATCTTGCTTGTTCCCAAAATGGGGCGTGTTTAAAAAATCCTTGATTTGCATATGAAGATGAAAAAGGAATAAACGTTTGACACTCCATATCTTCTCTTAATCCATCTCTATCAATAAGATGTTCTAAATTAAGAAAAGTTACTGGACATAAGCTCGACATATAATTCTTTCTCCTGTTGCATTTTTATAGGGTGTTCTTCTATGTAATAATGTAAAATTATTTGCAATAACCAATCTGTTTGTTTTCCATTCTACTTCTTCAATTTTATTTGACATTACAGCATCTTCTAATTCTTTATATACGTCTTCATCTAATACTGCCATTTCATTCCATCTTGTAAAATAACCTTGTTCATCTTTACCTATAAGGTCTTTTTCACCTTTATAAATTCTTCTTAAATATAATCTTTGATCTAACTTACTATCAAACTTATAAAATCTACCTTCATCAATAGGTTTTTTAAAATTAAATTTACATTTTAGACCCTCATATTTTTTACCTAGATCATCTGATATTCTAGTTGAAATATATTGTGTGCTAGGGCAATCACTTGACGCCATCTTACAATATAATGCCTGATAGTTAGGTTGATTTTCAGTTTGTAAACCATCTTGGTGCCATAGTTGATTAGGTATGTCTTCAGTTTCTTTAGATGTAATTTCAGGTAAGTCAATCATATCTTTGACTATGCCATACTTTGTCATATATTGTTTAGCGTCATCTAAACTTTTTATATCATCTATGATTTCAATATCTCGCATACTTCTTGTTTAACTCCGTTAATATCTTTATGACCTAATCTTTTATATTGCCAACCCTCTGGTATATATTGTGTGGCATATTCAATAGTTAAATTCATAGTCTTTTCTGGTCGTTTATATAATTCAGTAGACCAAAACAATTTTGTATAACCTAATTTTTCTGCAACTTTAATTTGATACGGTGCAAGATATTTCCAAGGATATCTTATTCTTTCACTTCTTACTTTGTATTGTCTGTATTCAGGCGTTATATAGCATCTACTATTTACTCTAGCTGTATTGCCTTCAAATTTTTGTAAACCACTAAACCCTACTATTTTATCGTCTTCATATAACAGACAAAAACAAATCATTTGTTCTAACTTTAGTCGTTCTAATGTATAGTTTGATTTTAATTTATCCGTACTACTAGCAATATTATCTAACAACCATTGAGGTGGTTTGTCTTCAATTATTTTAAACATCTTTCAATTACCCATCCTGAAATATCGTAATCACTTAATTTAATTTGCTTTGGATTTGCGTGGTGTACATTATGATGACCCTCGCCAGCAGATAATAAATTTATAAAATAATTAGTAACTGCTTTATTATCTTTATGTCCGAAAGCATTAAAGATACCATAACTAATAAAACCTAAAACTAGTGGCGAAAGAACAAATATAAAAAATACTTTAAAACTTATTAGTAAAGTTATGATTGATGTTGTAATATGTAATTTTAACCAATGTTTATGAAAGAACATAATTCTAGGATTCTTATATAAATCTCTTACAAATGGTCTATCTATTTTTTTAACTTGCCAGTTATTAAAAAGAACATTCCAAAATCCCTTGTGTGTAGGAGAGTGGGGGTCTTTTTCTGTATCAGAAAATCTGTGATGTATTCTGTGAGCACCTATCCAACTTAATGGTGACCTAGAAAATGCCAACATTGCTAGAAACAAAGATATTGATTCAAATAGTTTAGATGTTTTAAATTGATTGTGTGCAAAGTGTCTATGTAGACCTATTGATAAACCAAACATTGCGATAATCTGATACCAGATAAAACCAATTAATAGCATGACAAAAGCAGTCATACTATTTTATTCGTCCTCTAACGAGTAAGATATAGAATTATCTGAACAATGATTTGTTCTTGCTAATTTACTACCTATAATTAAATCTTCACTTATAAATTCATTAAAACTAGTTTCATTATCAAATGTTATTTTAATTTCTTTGTCTAATTGATTTGCACTAATAGTTTCTAAATTATAACTTTCAATTTTACCTGCTGATTGATATTCATCCATTTTAGCAACGACTTCAGCAGTAGGACTAAAGAAAGCAGTATCGGTATTAGGTCTTGTTTGTTTTATGTATCTTATGTAACTCATATCAATATTTATGTTCCTATAACCATATAACGAGAAAATGTCTCAAATGGTTTTTCGTGTTTTTCTATAACATTAATATTTATAGAGTCGATAAACTCATCAATTGATTTTTTACAATTTACATGGCCTGTTATATTATAATAGTTATTACTTTGTAATACAACTAAAGAGGCAGTCTTTTTTCTTTTAAGAAAATCGTTTAATACTTCATCTGATACATGCTCACAGGATGTACAAACGATTATATCAAACTTAGATATATCATAGTCTCTCATATCTGCCGTTTCAAACTTTACACCAGAAAACATCTTACGACCTATTGGTTCGCAAAACGGATCCATATCAAATGATACAACTTTTTTATCTGTATATTTTGAAAGTAAATGGGCAGACAATCCAAACCATCCTGCGGCTACACAGATACTAGGATTTTCAATCATTTCTAAGTGTGGTTTTAATTTATCAACCAACCAAGTCTTACTATCAACTTGATTATCATTAACACTGTTGATCATTGATTTAATCAATTCATCTGTTGTAAACTTATCTATTGCCTTTATAATATGCTTATAATCTATCATACTAAATATATATACGTTATGAAAAAAGTGATTTATAGTTTATATATTGATATACCAGATGAGGAGTTGGATTATCAAAAACCCTATCTATGGGATAATATTTCTAAAACAAATAGAACAAAAGAATTATTTAAAAAACATTATCATAAACTTTTAGAGGTAAAAAAACAATACTCTAAAAATATTAATGTTGATTTTAAGATGTATGAAAATGATTATCAATATAAAGAATATCACAAATTCTTTAAAGAAAATTATCCAGAAATAACAACTTACAACATAATAAATTTTTACAAGATTCACCTACTATATGAGTTATCTAAAAAGTATGATGAGATATTATACTTAGATTTTGATGTTGTGCCAGTTACAAAAGATTCTTTTTTTGATGTTTGGGATTTGACAAAGGGAATATGTGTTTTAAATAATAATAATTCAGTAAATAAAAAAAATAGAAAAATACATCAAATAAAAAATCATAGTGTAAGAAGTCCAACAGCAAAATACTTCAACACCCAGGCCATGCTAATAGAAACAGATCATAGTCCGGTCAATGATGTTATTAACACAGGCATAATTGGAATCAATAAAGAACATCTTAATCAACTAGGATATTTTAATGATTTTAAAAATGATTTAAAGTTAATGAGTGATTTAAAAAACAATAATGAATATGATCTATTTCCAAAAAACATTGTCGATATTTTTGGTTATGATAATGAAACTTTGTTTAGTTACAAGATAAAAACAAATGATGTGAAGGTGCAATGGTTAGATGATAAATGGCACAACTTTTATGATATAGAATATTATATTCCTAAAGACACAAAATTAGTTCATGTTATAAACAAACGTTTTGATTTTGTATGGAGGTTTTATGAAAAATGTGATTTATAGTTTTTATATTGATATTGAACCAAACAACTCAAAGCACACAAACACTAAGAATAAACTGAAATCTTATTATAGTGATTTATTAAATGTTAAAAAAGAATATGCAAAAAAATGTAATGCTGAATTTATTATGTTTGGACAAGATGAAGTTTATGATAAATTTAAAAGTGAGTATAATCTATATGAGTTTGACACATTAAACTTTTATAAACATTTTTTATACGAAAATCTTTTTGAGAAATATGATAATATTCTATACTTAGACTTTGATGTTATACCAAATACTAATCAATCTTTTTTTGAAGAATTTGATATGAGTAAGATAAATGTTCGTTCAGTAAATTCAACAATTGAAAATACATGGCCCAAAGATGCCTTAATTAAAAAAAATAAAAAAAGAAAAACTTATGATTATATAATCAATACTCATTTTGATAAGTATAGTATGTATATTAAAGCGTTAGCAAAACAATCTATGATTTTTACAAATGACATTTATGATGTGACCTATGAAGTTGTCAATACTGGAATAATATGTGCAAGTAGTAAACAATTGAAAAAAATACAATTAATGAAAAATTTAAATAACTTAATTGATCTTTTAAACAAAGCAAAGAATGAAGAATATTTTGGAAATACTATAAGTTCTCTATATGAACCTAACAATGAAACATTTTTTACATATCTTTTAGAAAAAAATAATATAGAGTGGAACAACTTACCTAAAACTTGGCACGACATGATAATGGAAAGTGACAATATATCTAACTCTAAAATATTACATATTATAAACAAAAAATTTGAAGGTTATTTCAATGCAACTTAATCCATACAATTTAGATATATTTGTTGACATAACAACTAACTGTAATGCTGGTTGTCCAATGTGTCATAGAACAAATCCTGACAATAAGTGTAAAACTGCTGAATGGTTGCCAACAATAGATTGGTCTTTAGAACAATTTAAAAAGGCATATCCTAAAAATGTAATTGAAGTTGTTGCAAAAATAACAATATGTGGTACATGGGGAGACCCTATTATCAATAAAGATTTTTTAGAGATTATTAAATATATTAGAGAAACAAATAAAAAAATATATATCTCTATTCACACAAATGGGTCTTTAAGAGATAGTGATTTTTGGTGGGAACTTGGTGTTATTGGTGGTAAAAGATTAACTGTTACTTTTGCAGTTGAGGGTATAGATCAAAAAATGCATGAGTTGTATAGACAAAAAACTTTCTTAGATAAAATACTTAATAATATGCAAATCATATCTAATACAAAGGCTAATATAAGAACACAAACACTTATATTTAAACACAATAAACCTTATTTAAAAGATATAGAAAAACTTTGTTATGAAAATGGATCAAAACATCATCTACACATTTATACAGATAGATGGACGAGGAGAAATCCTTTTACATTTGTAGATAGCAAAGGAGAAGAACAGAAACTT